ATTGCCGGAACGGCAAGAGATCTGTGGAATGCTGGCCGTTAATTGTGCGTGGAGAAATGCATTAGTGCATGATAGAGGGATACTATGACAATAAACTTGAGCGATAATTCACCGCGAGTAATCTACACTGTGGCCGCTGGGGTTACACAGTCTAGCTTTACTGTGCCTTTTGATTTCTTTGAAGAAGGCGATGTCAATGTTTATGTCGATGGTGTTCTTAAAACCATCACGACAGATTACACAGTAAGCGGCGGCAGCGGCACAGGCGGCACAGTTACAATGTCAGTCACTGGTATATCTGGTGGCAGTAGCGTTGTCCTTACCCGCGATTTGACTCTTGAGCGCACAACAGATTTCCCAACATCTGGCCCCTTTGATGTTACTTCTCTAAATACAGAGCTTGATCGCTTTACTGCAATGTCAGCTGATCTCAAGGATCAGGTTGATCGTGCGTTGCAGCTAACTGATTATGATGCTGACGCTAATCTTACGCTGCCTGACCTTAACTCTCGCAAAGGTAAGGTGCTGGCGTTTGATGCAACAACTGGCGATCTTGTAAACGGCCCATCTACTGCTGGTGTAAACACTGTTGCTGCAGCTGCGGCTGACATTGCCACACTTGCTGACATTCAAGATGGTACAGTAGCTACTAATGCTATTACTGACACTGCTGCAATTGCTTCTGACATATCTACAGTCTCAGGAATTGCTGCTAACGTCACAACTGTTGCGGGCAACACAGCTAATATCAATACTGTTTCTGGCAACACGCCTAACATTAACACTGTTGCTGGCATTGATAGCGATGTGACTACAGTATCAGGCATCTCTGCTAATGTAACAACTGCTGCTGGTATAGCGGCTGACATTACAACGGTGGCAACATATGCAAGCAACGTAACAACTGTTGCATCTGATATTGCTGCTGTTGTTACCGCAGCAAATGATCTTAACGAAGCTGTGTCAGAGATTGATGTTGTTGCTAATAACATTGCAGACATTAACACTTGCGGTACTAACATCGCCGCAATTCAAGATGCGCCAGCACAAGCTGCTGCTGCCGCTGCATCTGCAAGTTCTGCTGCATCTTCATTAACAACCTTACAATCAACTTTTCAAGCATCAGCATCTGCACCATCCTCTCCAACAGAGGGTGATCTTTGGTATGATACAGTTAATTCAGCATTAAAAGTTTATGTTTCTGGAAGCTGGCAAACTGCTGGTGCTTACCTTCAAGGTTTGACTAGCACTCATGTGTTCACTGCAACTGCAGCGCAAACAACATTCACTACTGATGATGCTAGCAACACAATGTCTATTTTTGCCAATGGCAACACGCTTGTGTTTCTTAATGGCATTCGTCTTGTTGAAGGCACAAGCAGCACAAATGATTATTACATTAATGGCAATAGCATAGAGTTAAACTCTGGGGCGGCTGCCGGTGATGTGCTGTATGTGGAAGTGTTTACAAAAGTAAGCACAACACAAGAAGCATCTCTTAATCAGTTAGTAACCGATGCCCAAACTGCGGAAGCAAACGCGTCAACATCCGAAACTAATGCGGCTGCATCGGCTGCATCGGCTTCGGCAGATGCTACATCCACAGCGGCAGATGTTGTTACAACTAATGCTGATGTTGTTTTAACAAACGCTGATGTTGTTTCATCTGCTGCTTCTGCAGCTGCGGCCTCTACATCTGCAAGCAATGCTGCAACTTCAGAAACAAATGCGGCTGCTAGCGCATCTCAAGCTGCTGCTTCGGCTGGTGGCGGCACACTCAAGATTACATCTAATGATACAACTGCTGATGTTCTTGGAAACAAGCTTGTTGCTGGCACTGGCATTACAGCCACAACTAATAATGCTAGTGGTAATGAAACATTAACGCTGTCTGTTAATCCGTTTTCTTTAACAGAGAGCAACGCCACAGCCACCGCAGCGCAAACTTCTTTTACTGTTTCGTACACAGTTGGTTTGATCCAAGTGTTTATGAACGGTGTAAAATTAATAAGTGGCTCTGACTTCACTGCATCAAATGGAACAAGCGTAACGCTGGCATCTGGGGCTGCTGCTGGTGATGTTCTTGAGTTTGTAGTTTTTGGATAGGATAGACAAATGACAAAAGCACGATTAATGGCTGATCTAATTGATAACAACGGTGATGTTCAATCTGGATCATTGGACAATGTTACCATTCCAACATTGTCATCTCTTGGCATAGCCAACTTTGACCAGATTTCATGCGATGCAAGTGGCAATTTAACAACAACATCGGTGTCTGGCACAGGCACGCTTCCAACAAACTGGACTGCTTCTTTAAGCGGCAGTGATATGGTTTTTAGTTATTCTGGTACAGCAAAGTTTAAGCTAACAACTTCTGGCGCAGTCATAGCTATTGATGACATCACAGCTTATGGGAGTGTCTAATGGCTTTGCAATCATCAGGGGCTATCAGCTTCTCTGATCTTCAAACAGAGTTTGGCGGTAGTCCTCCTATCTCTTTAAGTGAGTATTACCGTAATGCTGGGTTTGTAGGTGGCGGTGCGCCTAATGTGCCAACATCTGGCGCATTGCGAATGAATAAGTTCTTTGGTGGGAAAGCAGAGATTGCAATTACTCTGGCAAGTAACGCAAGCAACCAAAACATTCTAACGCTTGCCCAAGCGCAAGGTTACAACGCATCAACTGATAGCACACCAATTATTGTTAATATAAATAGTGGCGTTATAATTAGTGGCTCTGGAACTCATGCTCTTACTACTGGCGGCCTTAACGCAAACAGTGATTTAACAATCAACATTAGCGGAGAGGTTAATGGATTCTTCGGATCAACCGGCTCCACACCAAATGGTGTTGGTGGCAGCGGTGGTGACGCCCTTTACGTTAATACTTTGACTGGTGGTTCTGGTGTTATTGTAGTCAATGTTCTTAGTGGTGGTAAGCTTCGCGGTGGTGGCGGCGGCGGTGGCGGTGGCGGTCAACGTGGTCAACATAGGTTTTTCGACTCCAAATTCAACCAATGTTTTTCTCAATACTACTATGGCTCTTATGGATCAACTGGCTCTGCTGGCGGTTATGGGCAAAATGGTAGTAGTGGCGGCAGCGGAACCTATAGTCCCTCTGCCGGCACCCCTTACGCACAATGTATTGCTCAATACGCATCTGGCGGTGCATCTGGTGGTGCTGCTGGTTTTGCTATCCGCCAAAACGGAAGAACGGTCACATTAAATAACTCAGGAACAGTTAATGGGAGTGCAAGCTAATGTCTAAAATTTGTATTCCTTTTTCCGGTGGTATTAACTCAAGCTATGCGCTTTGGCGTTGGTTGTCACAAACTGACCACGACATTGTAGCTTCATATTCTAATGAAACATGGGCAAGCCAAGAGCAGCGTAATCAAGAGGCGGCACAAGCACAGATTGTAATTGATTGGCTCAAAGCAAATGTGCGTGACTTTACTTCTGAAACAATTAGTTGGCCTGTTAATTATGAAAGTTTATTCGCACCTGTTCGGATAGGCTTTACTAAAGAAATGGATGTTGGCGTGGTAAAGCCGCGTTATTCTGGCTATGCAAACCTCATTCAGAGGCACAATCCAGACGGTATTGTTATTGGTATGAGCCTAGAAAATACGGCTGTCGATACATACCCGATGTTTAAAGATTTGTTTGAAACGCCTGATGTAGATATTTACCTTGCTGGTATTTCGACTATGGAGCCTGTGGCACAGGGCGATGCGTTTGATTGGGATGCTGTAGCTACCACAATGATTGGACGCTTTGAACAGTTCGAGGCTATGCCTTCTGCCTTGCAAGCTGTGGTAAACTTAGTTGATCCGGCTAAGGAGCAAGACATTTGGAACATTCGTTGGGCGTACAAGCGTGGCTACGATGCTTTTGTAGCTGCTGGTAAAACAGGTAGAGATTTTGATTTACACTGCGCTGAAAAAGGAAACTACGGACAGTGGCGTTCCGCTGCTGACCCAGAAAAGCAAGGCTATCGTGGTGGCTGTTGCGATGATTGCGCTCTACAAAATTATCTTGCAGAAGCGGCTGGGTTAGAGTGGCCTTCAACTGTTGAGTTTAACAAAAACATTGCATTACTTGTCAGTCACGGAGTTGACATGACAGGCATTACTACTGATGAGCAGCTTGGCGATTTCTGTGGGCGTATGGGCAGGGTAAATCTTGATCGTGGTGTTAACTCAGATGAAATGCAGGGTGATGAGTATTGGGCGGCAATAGCAGAAGCATCAAAGCTATAAGGATATAACATGAATGGATCCTGTCACCGGAATCGCGCTTGCTAGCACAGCATACAAAGCCATTTGCACCGCCTTCCAACATGGGCGTGAGATTGAGCAGATGGCGGGCGATTTGGGTAGATGGATGCAAGGCATCAACGCTGTCAAGGAAGGCCATTCTAGGGCAAAAGGCAGACGCATTGGATCGGTAGAGGAAGAAGCTCTTGAAACATTTGCAGCCATGAAGAAGGCAGAGCAGATGGAGAACGAGCTTCGTAACTTTATCACTGGTCAGTACGGCATGAATGCTTGGCAACAGATCATAAAGATACAAGCAGATATTAGAGTAAAGCAGCGGGAAGCAAGGATTGAGGAAGCAAGACGGCAAGAAGAAATCTTTGAATATATTCTAATTGGCGCATCTGTTT